CCTGCACCCCACATTTTTACTTCACCAGTAAAAGTTTGTTCTGGTATTAAAACCCATTCTCCAAAATTTGTTCCTGGCTGTGTATAGTGTTGACCATTTCCTGATCCTTTGTCAAATATTGTTTTATAATGACCAGCACGATCTAAATCAATAGATTCATATGATGTAAATGCTGTATTAAATAATGTTGCTAACCTGTTAGTATTTTTTGTTCTGGTTAGGGTCACTTATAAGTACCCCCCTTACTTCAGTAACGTTCCGAATGCAGTAAAGTAGATACCAGCATGGGAAGCCCTAACAACTAGTGCGTCACCTTGATCTAATGTGTAGCCCATGGTCATGCTGTAGGTTTCACCTGGATCTAACGAAACTCTATTTGCAATTATTGATTTATCTGGAGGAGATGTTTTTGAATCTCCGCTTTTTACTATATATGCATAGAAGTAGCATGAGTGTGTTAGTGTGTTAGAAACTGCTAGTGTTGAAATAATCGCTTGTTCTGATGTTCCAACTGTAAATACTGTGTTGGCTTTTTGAATTGCTACTGCACCAGGTGCTGTTCCTGTAATAACTGATGCTGATGATTGATCTGCTCCAAGAGCAATGTATCTAAAAGCACTTGAAGATACTGAATCAAAGATTACCCAATCTCCATCATATTGTGCATCGTTGATGTCAACTGTTATTAAGTCTCCTGCTGCTGCATTGTGATTACCATCTGTAATTAAAGTAACAATGCCACCTGTTTTTTGTTTATTTAAAACTCTTTTTCCTTGAGCATTTTCATATGAGTAAACATATGCTGCTGTTTGTGCTGCATCTGTAATATTTGCATTTGTTAGTGGAACTGTAAAGTATGTTGTTGGGTTAGTGTCATCGTTTTTGCCAAGTTTTGCAACTACACGGCGGCGATTCATGATTGATTGATCTGTTGACCAAACTTCTACACGATCTCCTACTGTTAAACCGTGAGGTGTTGTTGTTTCAAAGTATGCTTGGTTTGTTGTCAAACCTCTTGTTTTAACTGGAAGTCTTTCATATAATCCAGAGGTAACTTGTCCTAAGACCTTATAATTGGAAATTGCCATTTTATACTCCCATCAGTAGAAGTGGTGATACGAAACTATCGAACTCTTTAATGGCTTATCTTCAAGTCCAGTTAGTAAATACCACTGATTGTTATTATGATCTTTTACTAGACCCGAAAAAATTGATCTTGTGGTTCTGGTTGCTACACCCAAGGTAATGCTATGATCTGCTAAGGTTGCTGAGGCAGCAATTCCTGATGGTTTGGCGAATGTTATTTGTTTTGCATTTACTGTTACTAATTTTCTTGAACCATTAAATGCTGCACTTGCTCCAGTTATTGTTACAATATCTCCAACAACCATTGTTCTATTATTAGGATTCATGTAATACTGAACTGTTGATGAGTCTGATACTAGTGCAAATGTAGCAACTGCTGTTCTAAATGTTATTTCAGTTTCAGTTACTGCAACTATAAGTTGTATTCCATTTAGATTTGTATCTGTTAATCCTGCTATTTCTACATAGTCTCCAACTTTTAACGCATGAATTGTATCTAAAGTTACATTACATACATTTGCTGGAGCACCTGCTGGAACATTAACACCAGCAACTACTTCAACAAAAGTACCACCATATTGTTTTGTTTCTAACAATACTGCACTTGCTGTCATTCTTTCCATACCAAAAAGTGCTCTTGCACTTGCACTTGGAAGTTTTTGTTCTGTCATAAATCCTAGATCGTAGTCGTTTGCTGGGTTTGCGTTACCAACGAAAAGAATTGGGTCAGATGATGACAAGTTTTCAGTTACAAATTGTCCACCACCAATTGTAATGTTACCTTGAAGATTAATATTACCTTGAATTCCCATATTACCTAATACGTTTAGATTACCTTGTACACCAGCACCACCAAGTACTGTTAACGCACCATTTGATGGATTTGTAGATTCTGTTGCAATTTCAATATGTACACGATTATCTGGAAGAATAATCATTTGACTTCTACCAGTTTCGAATCCACCTGCTGCAATTACGATTGCATTTTGTGAACCATTACCACCTGTTGCAATAATCATATTACCTGTACCAGTTGTAGTTTCTGGTGCTTCGAAGAATATATATCCATTTTCTGGACCTGTAATACCAAATTCTGCTTGTTCAAATGCACTTCCAGTAATACCCATGTCCATCCAGCCAGATGTATCGTCTCCGCTATCTGCGTAAACAATTAAATCTGTTGAAGAACTTGCTGATACGTTTTGAAATGCTACTTGTGCATATGCATCTTCTCCTGAGTCTAATGCAAATACTGCAATTGGAGAAGTTAATGCTGCACTAGCATTAAATGATTGTGCTTCTGGTCCTACAAAAAGTTTTTCTAATACTACTGTTTCGCCTAATTCAACATCTCTAACCCACAGTGGATTGTTTCCATCTGTTGTTAAAATTTTTCCTGCTTGACCTAATTGTGATGGAAGATAATCTGCACCTTGTACAAACAATTCCCATTTAGATGTATCTAATTTTTCTAATGCAAAGTCTGCTCCAGATGTAAACTCACCTACTGCTAAAAATGCAGAAACTCCATCATTAACTATGTCTCCAGGTAAGTAAGGAGTTAATGCTGTCCATAAACCTAAGTATTCAAAACCTGCAGTAAATGGTGTCCATTTTCCTGCTTGATGATCTGCTAAAAATGATGCACCAGATGTGTGTTTTAATACAGCAATGTATGTTGATCCGCCAAGTCTTACAACTTGTTTTGGAAAATATGTTGCTGCAGAAGCCCATACTCCAACATATTCAATACCACCAGTAAATGTATCCCATGTTGCTGTGTTAGTTGGAACTGTATTTGTATTATCTGATAATGCAATAAAAGTTTGTGGACCGTATTTTACTACGTCATTTTTTTGATAAGATGCAGAGGCTGACCAATCATCTTCGTATTGAATACCGTCAACCATTTGTGACCAGTATGTTTGATTACTTGGATTATTTCCTGATGCTGAATTGTTGTTTATATAAACATATGCACTACCGCCGTATTTTACAACATCGTTAACTTCATAAAGTTTGCCGTTGTCAAATACACCGTTGTAACTAAATCTTAATTTGCCTAAATCAATTGGCTGTGGCATCTTATTGAACCTCCACTATAAGACGGTCTTTATCTCCGTCTTCCTTCCAGTAGAATTGTAAATGTCTTGTAGAACTTATCCAAGTTTTATAATCTTCATCACTAATAATACCTTTAGTTGGAAGAGAGATTACTTCACCTGATCCTACTACATCTACTACTGCTTTGCCAGTTTTTGGATTGAATTTTATTCCGTAGAATTTTTTATCAACCAAATCATCAAATGAATATTCATCTACGATAACCTGAGAAGCATTTGTTTGATGAGCATAGCCTGGCATAATTTTATTATAGCATGTTTATAATTACAAAAACACGCTACCTCCTTGTTAATCTTGCAAAATTCCCTGTGTTAAAAAGGAAACTGATGCAGTTGTACTTCTTGCATAAATTCTGTCGTTAGCGTTCATTGCTACCCTAAAGGTTTCATATGGATTGCCTGATAAAAGTCTTAAGGAACCCGCTAAATAGCCCTTGTAGACCCCGCCTGTAGGCAGTAAGTATACGTCTATTAATGCTTGTTCGTCTGGTGAAATATTTGCTGCTACTACTGAAACAATGTATGTGCCATCGGCGGTATAAAGTAAAGTATCTGTATTTGCTGCTGGATGATTAATTCCTAATCTAGTTAAGTTTGCCATATTATTATTATACCCCGAACCACCATGTTGTTGCTATGTTGGTTGCAGTTCCTCCTCCACCTCCACCAGATGAAATGTTAGAAACAACTATCCACGCTTCTCCATTCCATTGATATAAAGTTCCATTTAAATCGTATTGATCTCCAACTGTTGGGCTTAAGGGAAATTGTGTTGGCATTATGAAATTAGATACCTCACAATTAATATCCCACTACCACCATTAGATCCAAATCCACTATGCCTTCCTCCGCCACCGCCACCAGTATTTGATGAACCGTTAATAGGTGTTACGTTATTTGTTCCACCATTTCCTCCACCACCTAAACCTCCAGTTCCACCAGACCGACTACCGTAAGATGCACCTCCACCACCACCAGCATAATAAGTTCCTGTTCCGTTTATTGAAGATTGAAGTCCAATCCCACCATTTCCTCCATCTCCAGCATCACTTGGTCCACCACCAGTTCCGCTACCATTTCCTCCAGAGCCACCAGCACCTCCTCCACCGCCACCAGAAGCATAACTAGAACCTGGTCCACTACCACCAACATTTCCTTGATTAGAAGTTGGACTACCACCTGCTGCTCCTCCAGAATCTCTTCCTGCTCCACCACCAGATCCACCATTTCCACCACTTCCTTGATAATCTCCACCTCCACCACCACCTATTGCTGTGATTGCACCAAAAACTGAGTTATCACCATTAACTCCCTTTAAATTATCATTGCTTGTTCCAGGGCCACCTGCTCCAACTGTAACTAAGTAATTTTGAGATGTTAGTGTAATTGTATCTGTTATAAAACCTCCAGCACCTCCACCACCACCTCCACCATTACCAGCACCGCCACCTCCACCAGCAACTAATAGGTATTGAACAATTCCATTAAAAGAGTTTGCATCACCAAAGTTAGCATTTGAAACAGAAAATGTTCCACTATTTGTAAAGGTATGAATTCGATAATTTCCAGATGTTGTAACTGTTCCACCAGTTGCAGTAAAATATCTTGATGGCCCAGTTAATACTGTTTGTAAAACTTGATTATAATTTTTTCCTTGAGAAATTTGATAAGATATATTATCACTAGTCATTCCATTAGCAATTAAAGTTTGTATTTCTGAGTATGTTAAAGATTTTCCAGTTGTCTTATTATTATTACTACTATTAATTGCCATTATGGAACAATCTCCATTTTAAAAGCATTGAATGATAATGATGCACTATTTGTATATACCGCCAAAATGTCACCTTCATCCATGGTTATACCTTGGGTAAATGAAATTGATTCATTACCCGCAATAGTTGCATCATAAACTAAATAATTTCCTAATACTGGAGATCCTCCAGATGTAACTGCAATTCTATATGTTGCATCACTTGATGCTGTATTACAAACATTTATTGTAGAAATAACTGCTTGAGTTCCTGCTGGAACGGTATAAAGTGTTGATAAAGTATTTGATGTTGGATTAACAAATGAAGGTGTTTTAATTGTCTCTGTTGCTGCCATTATGCTCCCATTAGTAGAAACTTAGTTTTTAAGCCTCCACCGCCTCCTGCTCCTGATATTTCAAGCCACATGTTACCATCATATACTTTCATTATTGGACTTGCTGGATCAGTTGTATCTATCCATAAAGTTCCTTGTGAAGCATTAGTTGGTGATGTAGCAGAGTATCTAACAGGATATTCACTACTACCTGCTATCGAAACCCAATTTGTTCCATCATATACATAAGTTGGTTTTGCCATTATTCAGAAACTACTACTAGTTCCCATTCTCCTTTATTGTCATTCCATGTATAGCGATCTTCGCCCTCTGGATATGAAACAGGTGCTTCCCAATTACATGTATCTTCGTTTAATACCCATTTACTAAAAGGTTTTGGGGGTATAAAGGCATCTCTACCTTCATCATATGTATATCCAATACCTGCATAGTTTTTACGAATATTACCATTGTAAGATGTTTGTTTCCAAATACCGCCTAAAAGTGTGTTACAAAATGCAGCACCTACTGCTTCTGATTCATTACCTTCGGCATCTTTGCAATCATTGTTATCAACAACAATTACTCTAGAAACAACATTTCCTTCTGTTATCTCTGCAAAATGTGCCATATTTATTACCTCCTTTTATATTATAGTTTATGAAATCCTGTATCTTAAAATTACTATTCCACTACCGCCAGGAGATGAGTTTTGTGATCCACCTTGTCCAGCAGCACCTCCACCACCACCTGTATTATTAGATCCTGGAGTAGTACTTCCTGTACCATATCCACCAGAACCTCCACCACCAATTCCTCCAACACCAGCACTTCCTGCAGACTGATGAGATCCAGAACCTCCACCACCTGCATAATGTGTTGATGTGCCATTTATTAAAGATAGTGCACCTGCTCCACCGTTTCCACCAAAACTTCCAGTACCAGTAAATCCAGCAGTTCCAGCACCACCTCCACCTCCACCACCATAAACTGGTGATGTATGTGAAGTTGAATGACCTCCATCATTTCCTTGACCTGCTGTTCCTAAGCCACGATATATTGAAGAACCCACGCCATTTCTTTCTCCACCGCCACCGCCAGATCCTCCATTCAAACCACTATCATTGCCGTATGAAGATCCTCCTCCGCCTCCACCTAAAGATGTAATATTAGGAATATCTATTACTGAATTCTGTCCGTTACTTCCCCTATTTCCTGGTGAACCTGGAGCACCTCCACCACCAACTGTAATTGTATGACTTCCTGATAATGGTGTAAAAGATCCGCTTCTCATTCCACCAGCACCTCCACCACCTGCTGATGTACCGCTGTTTGGTGAACCTGCACCTCCACCACCTGCAACACACAAGTATTCGATTGTATTGTTTGGAGATTCTCCTAATTGTAAAACATTAAATGTAGATGTTGCATAAAATGTGTGAACACGATAATTACTTGATCCAACTGCTATTGTTGTCTCTAATCCTCCACTAGCATTAATAAATGATCCACTAATGTTTTTATTTGTTGAGTTTAATGAACTAATTGGCATTACTCTGTTACCTCCGCATATGATAAATTAAAACTTACGCTTGCTGTTGATGCCCATACTGACATTACATCGGCGGCATCCATAGTAATTCCATCTCCTAGTTGAACTGTATCAAATGGAGATATCATTAGTCCATAAAATAAATAATGTTGACTTGATATTGAAGCACCTTCTGGTCTTACTGCAATTCTAACTGATGCTGAAGTTCCACCAAAGTTACACACGTGAATATTTGAAGTTACAGTTTGTGTTGAAGCAGGAACTGTATAAAGAGTAGTTAGCGTTTGTGCCGATGGCACCAATTGTGCTGGTGATTTATATGTGTTTGCCATTTATGCTCCAAAAAATGGATGAAAACCTGATTCACTTGCTGCACCAGATGCTACAATCCACGTAGTTCCATTATACACTTTGGTTATTGGTTTAATAACATTTGTTGAGTCAATCCAAACAGTTCCAGTATCTGGATTTGTCGGGGTAGAAGATCCATATTTTATATATTCAGTATCTGCTTTTAAAACAAAGTCATTAGTATTTATGTTGGTATCTGGACCATCTGCATCTGTCCAAATATCTCCTAGTAATGGAGATGATGGGGCATTGTTTTGATAAAAAACTCTAGCACCAGATATTACGGATGATATTTCATCCCAACCTGTTCCATTCCATACTCTTGCTACTCTAATTGTCATATTATGCTCCGAATGATACTGGTATTGTAAAAGTAAAATTAACTATAATTATTCCACTACCACCGTTTCCGCCAGCACCTCCACCTCCACCTGTATTTGTTTGTCCATTAGCATTTACTGTATTTGATCCACCATTATAACCAGTTCCTCCACCTCCAAGTCCGCCAGCAATACCACTGTTTGTTGCAAAATCTGAAGACGAACCTCCGCCAGCATAATAGGTATTTGTTCCTGTTAGATTATATTGCAATCCATCTCCTCCACGCTGACCGCCTTGAGCATTTCCCCCTACAGCACCAGCACCTCCACCACCAGAACCATAGGGAGCAGATGTTGATGGAACTCCACCTCTATTTCCTTGACCAGTAGTTCCATTTCCAAAAGTTCCGTTATACCAACCTCCACCTCCAGATCCACCAACTCCACCTGCTTGAGAACTATCTGATGATCCACCGCCTCCTCCACCTATTGCTGTTAATCCAAAAGCAGAAGAATTTCCTCCAGGTGATCCATTAACAATTCCACCACTTGTATTTGCGTTTCCTGGTGCTCCACCTCCACCAACAACAAAGTTATAAGTTTGACCAGGTGTTATGCTAACTGAATCGCTATATATTAAACCTCCTGCACCACCTCCACCAGCACGATATGATCCTCCACCACCTCCACCTCCAGCAACAATTAAAACTTTAATTGAATTTCCTGCAAATAAATTAAAACTTATATTATTTTCACTTCCTAAATATCTTTTATATGCATAATATATTCCACCTGATGAATATGTAGACCATCCTTGTCCTTGAATATATTCTAAATATCTTGAGGCACTTAATAGTTGATTTTTTGTTAAGCCTTGGTTCAGTCCACTATTTAAATAGTTAAATAATGCAGGCTCTGGAGTAGATGGTATTAATGTAAGTAGTTCGCTTCTAGAAAATGCATTTTGTGTTAAAGATACAGATCTTAAATTACTTACTCCCACTATGCAGTCACCTCAGCATAGAAACCTGTAAAGGAAACGCTTGCTGAGGAAGCATAAACTGATAATACATCTGTTGTATCCATAGACATACCTTGATTAATCATGTAGGTATCATTTCCAGCAATTGTTGCATCAAAAATTATATAGTGTTTTGGATCTATTGCTTCTCCGTCTGGTCTAAATGCAATTCTAAATGTAGCATCTGTAGATGCTGTATTGCAAATGTTAATTGCAGAAAAAATTGCTTGTGTTGAAGCAGGTACTGTATAAAGAGTAGTAAGAGTGTTAGCACTAGGCTTAACTTGAATTGGTGATTTGTAATTATTTGCCATTATATCCCCGCCGTAAAGAATGGATGGAGTCCTGCATCAGCACCTGAAGCAATTATCCATGTAGTTCCATTATACACTTTCGTTATTGGTGAAGTTATGTTAGTTGAGTCAATCCAAACGGTTCCAGTATCTGGACTTGATGGTTGAGTTGATCCATATTTTACTAATCTAGTGTCTGTAAAATCAACATATGTTGAACTAGCACCTACCTGAGTAAGGTATGTTGCTGATGCATCAACTTTGGTTAGGTAGTCATTAACGTTTATGGCTGAGCCAGTGACATCTGATTCTACCCATACTGTTCCTGTAAGAATATTAGGATCTGTAAGAGATGGGTCTCCTGGAGCATACTGAACCGCTCCTCCACCTAAAGCACGATATATTGTTCCATCAGTTGTATATTCCCAATAATCATTACTTTCATTCCATCTAATAGAGACATTGTTAAGATCTCCTCTTTCAATTTCTATACCCGCATTTTCTGTAGGTACTCCAGTAACGTTTGAATTTAAAACTATTGTGTTATCTGCTAGTTGAATTGTTTCAGCATTAATAATTGTTGATGAACCAGATACTGTAAGGTTTCCACCAATCGTTACATTCCCAGTAACATTTGCACTTCCACTAACTGACATGTTTCCAGATATTGGGCCACCTGTTTTTGCATAAAATGCTGCAGAAGCATTTACACCAGTTATTCCGTCTGCCTTTGTTTGGTAAATATTATCTGCATCAATTTGGCTTAAATATGTTGATGAAGCGTTTGTTGTTGTTAAGTATGCTTGATTTTTTACATATGCTGTTGTTGCAATTTGAGTTGTATTTATGTTAGTTGCTGCAGTTGGTGCAACTGGTATTCCTGTAAAGGCTGGAGAGTTTTTAGGTGCATATAAAGTATTTGCATTTGATTGTGTTACGTATGTAGAGGCAGCATTTGTTTGTTCTAAATATTTTGTACTTGCTGTAGCATCAGATAAATATACTGCACTTGCAGCGTCTATTGCTCTTTGATTTGTAAAATATCTATTTGTTCCTTCTGCTATGTTAGAAGTTGTTAATACAATGACTCCTTCTTGTCCATTGACCGATATTACATTTCCTACCCCGCCACCTGCTGATGCAGAAAGAATAATTTTATTAGAAGCATCGTTGTATGTTGCAGTAATGTTTTCGTGAAATCCATGATTTAATAATGGTGCTATTGCATCTTGAGCAGATTCAGCATTGATCGATACATTGGTACTTACTTCTACCCAGTATGTTCCATCAAATACATAGAATGTTCCAGTATCTGATTCAAACCATCCATCTCCTTCTGTTGGAGATAAAGGTGCACTTGCTGATACCAATAAACTTGCTCCACCTCCACCTCCACCACCTGAAGCACTTAATACTATTTGATTATTTAAAAATTGTGCAGTTAAGTTTGTATGATTTGCGTGAACAAATAATCCTGTTGCAGCAGCATTTACTCTTTCGTTTGTAAAGTATAAATTGTCACCTTCTGGAACATTTGTTGTAATAAGCGGGGTATTTATCCAAAGAGAAGAAGCAGAATTATATTGAAGAATATTTCCATTTGTAACACCATTAATTTTTACGTTATGTAGTTCTTGTAATTCAAATCCATTTTGTATAGATACAAATATTTCACCATTGTTTTGATTCTTTCTAGATACTACCCCCAAATATACAAGATGGTTTGGTGCTGATGGTTTGTTTGCTAATCCATAGATAACTGTTCCTGGGGTGCTTCCAAGCCATATGGGATCTCCCTCGTTTGCACTATTTGTGTTTAATCCTGCTAGTTCTCCTTGAAGAACAATATATCCATGTTGATTTGCATTTAATGATGTTTGAGTAAAACCAAATGTTTTACTTGATGTTGACTCTGCAGTATTACTTGCTGGACCAACAATAATATTAGTTCCATCTGATCCAGTTATATATACTGGTGTTCCAATTGCTAATGGAGTACTTCCGTTTTTAACATATGCTGTAATTCTAGAAGCAGTTGCTGATGCACTTGATGGAGAAATAGATGTTTCTAATTGATCTATTAAATCTATTAAATAATTAACAGAGGCTGTTGCTGATGCAGTTGTATGATAAATTGCTGCTGCAGATGCTGTAGTTAAATAGTCTGTTAAGTCAACTTCAGAAATTGCTAATAGTTGCCAATATCCTGATCCTACGTAAGGAGCATATCCTGGATTTGGTTCTCCTATTCTAATCCATAAAGATGTATCATAAGTTACAACATCATCTGGTGCGTAATCTGCACCATTATCATATGCACCTTTATATTTCCATCTAACTGCAGAAACTGCTGCGGCTGATGCTGTTGGTAAAACTGAATCCGTATATAAGTTTGCTTCATATAGTGCTTGTGCTGAAGCAGTTGCAATAGCGGAAGCAGTTGCACTAATTGCACGTCCGTCTGTAAAATATAAATTTGTAGTTCCTTCATTTATATCATCTGTGTCTAAAACTACGTTACCACTTGCACCATTTACAGATAACACATTTCCAAGAGCACTTAAAACTATTTTATTATTTGCATCATCGTAACTAACTGTAATATTTGAATGATCTAAATGATCAAACATGTCAGCAGCAACGTCTTGAATTACTTCTGTATCTCCAATTACGGATGCAATTGGAATCCAATCTGTTCCAGTCCAGTAGTACATTGGTCTACCAGTTGTTTGCACTGAAGCCACTATTCATTCACCTCATCAGAAACATAGTCATATCCAATAATTTCATTAGTATCAATATTTACAACTTCATAAATAGTAATTCCGTTTTCTTGAGAAACTATATTTTTATTTATATTTATTGGGTTCATGATAACCTAGCCCAATATGCTGTAGTGGTAGAACTAAATGTTGAATTAGTTGTTTGTAAATCTGTATGTCCAGCGTGTAAACCAGTCATTCTTGGATCTAAAGAGTTTAGTGCATTGGGAACAGCAGCACTGCTAATATAAGCATTTCCAGGACTTGTTGCTATTACAATAATTGCTATTGCATATCTTTGTCCTTTTCTTAAAGTATATGTTGCTGGAAATCCACCGTCTGTTGAAAAGTTTCTTTGATATACGGTTTGTGGCAAGGAGAATATTGAAACATCGTTTGCTGTTCTTGCAACCATATTTGCAGTTGTTCCATCAAATGTATATAAACCAAATCTAATTAATGATGTGCCAGAGGTTGATGATCCTGCTGAGGCCATTCTTATTGAAGATACTGTTAAATCACGAAGTGGTGTAAAGAATGTAAAGTACATTGTTCCACTAGTAAATGTTGCTGCGTTGTTAAATAATCTTGGTGCTGTGTCTACAGCAGTGCTTGACATATTAAAAAATCCTTCTATTGCGGAAACTGTATCATTAATATTAAATGATGGAGTTGTTATTATTTCTGCATCTGTGTCTAACCAAAGATCTCCAACGTTAATACCTGTTGGTTCATTTGGTTGATCATAAATTGCTATTCCACCTGCTAAGTCTTCCCAAGCACCGTTTTTATATATTCTAGGAATATCAGACGCAGTGTTGTAGTACATATCACCTTCTGATGCCGTTGCTGGATCAGAGGCTAATGTTGCCAATCCTATAGGTGTTAAAAACTTTTTTGACATTTTAATCCTTTGTTTGTAGGGGCTAGATTTCTCCAACCCCTACTAATTGTTATCCAAGTACAACTACTGTGTATGCTGCACTTGCTGGTGCTGATCCAAATCCGATAGTTACAGTATTTGCATCTGTTCTATCGACATCTGTTTCAACTGTTTGATACGCTCCTGCTCCTGCAATTGCATAAACTTGAACAGACACGTTACGTGTGCCAAGATTATGAACTACTGGAATAGATGTTGAAACTCCATCTCCAATTGGTTGTGCGAATTTTCTGGTGAATCCATCAGAAACTAATGCACTTTCAAAAGAAGACTTATCAACTGCAAGACCGCCTGCTGTTGTTAAATAACTTGTTGATGCTGTTACTACAGAAGCAGATAGTACACCTGCTGATGCACTGTTGTCTGTATATTCGAAGTTTACAGTAGCACTATCTGTAAATAGTGTTCCTACTACATCTTCAACAGCCTCTCTAAAGTCAGTTATATCTGTAGATGAATGTGTATGTCCAACTACTGATATCTCTACTTCGGAACCTAGATAACCAACTTTCCATTTGTTATCGTTTTCATCCCAAATTAAGGAAGCGTTTACTTCATCGCCTCTTTCAATTTGAAATCCAGCACTAACTGTTGGTGTTCCTGTTACTCCTGTATTTAAGATAAGTGTATTATCTTCTACGTTAATTTCTGTTCTATTGATTGCGTTTAAATTACCTTCAACGTTTAAGTCACCAGTAATTGTTACGTCTCCACCAAATGAAGCAGAACCAGAAACTGAAGCACTGTTTGCTGATAATCTTCCAGCGATTAATACATCGTCTGGCAAACCGATAGTAATATTGCCTGCTGAAGCAGAAACAGTAATTTCGTTTGCAGTTCCTGCAAGACTGATAACACCTGTGTTGGTAATGGTAAGTGAGTTAGCATTGTCATCATAATTTAGAGAGATACCAGTTCCTGCATCTAAAAGATCATAAACTGCGTCTCCAATGTATTCAACACTTCCTACTGCTTGCCATGCGGATGCTGTTCCGTTATAGATTTTTAAAACTTCATCTGCTGTGTTGTAGTAAACCTGACCTGCTTTGCCAGTTCCTTGCGGATCTTGTGTAAGGTTTTGAAACACTGCCCTGATGAGTTCGTTCTGTGTTAAATCTATACCTGTTAGAAATTGTCTAGCCATATTTTTTCCCCCCTCTTATGATAAGAATGCCTTTCCAGAAAATGGACTTGAAAAGGTTAAAACAACAGTTGAATCATTTGGATAGTCATATGACCCCTCAACGACTGTTCCTGCAGAATCAACTACTGTAATGTTTGGTACAAATTCTAGATTATGATTAACAGTCCAAGTTGTTGCTGGGCTGTTTTGATTATGTACATAACCTAGTACTTGAATTAATCTTGTACCAGTTCCCCATAGACCATTAGTCCTTGGTCCATAAAGTTCAGATGTTAGTGTATCGATATACCAATCTCCATCGATACCTATTGTTATATTTGGTTCACCTTGTCCACTAATTAAAGATGTACCACGTGGTCCTTGTGGACCAGTCACTCCTAAATCTAAAGTTACTATTTGTTCGTCAACTAATATAGAAACTGATTCTTCTGTTACATTAACAATTGTTGGATTTTCAATTAACGAAACTACTACTTGGCCTTCTGGCATTAACGTGTCACCTCTGGTGTGACATTAAAACGACCTTCAATAATTCTGTCTGTTATGCCGCCAGAGGATTCAATTTCAAGATCGTAAACATGGTCTCCAGTAATAAATCCTGAAGTTACGGAATCTGCAATTAAGATATCAATAGTTCCTGCAGAACCACCCATGGTAATTCCATTTCCATTTATTAAACTTACAATGTAGTCTGTAGAGTCGTGTGATTCACGAACTTGTAATCTACCTTGATAACCACTTAAGTTTACTGGAACATCATCGATTTTATAAGTAATGGTCCTACGGAATGTGCTTCCTTGAGGACATGTAAAGTTTAATCTCCCTGGGGTCATAGGGTACTCCTAAAGAGGCAGAAGCCTCATTTTCATTATACCAAATCTATTTATCTACTATGTTAACTACGATATCTTTAATTACTTCAATTTCTCCAGAGATCTTAGACATCTCTTGTTTCATCTTATTTTGATCTCTACGAATGTAGTCAATTTTGTCTGACATTGAACTACCCCCATTTGGAGAAAGTTGTCTTTCAATTTTTTCAAGTCTTTCAACAACGGTGTCGCCTTTTTTGTTTTTACCTAATAGGCCTTCAAATCGTCTTGCCATTCCATATCCTACGCTGAGAGCCACACCAATTACGGTTAACATTTGCCAAGTATCGGCGAGGGTAGATAGAAGATTAAACTCCATAGTAATAAAATTATAACATTGACTTAATAGTTTTTAGGTACTATAATTAATACATAAGGAGTGGTGAATATGGCAAAAGCCAAAATAGAAGAAAAAGAAGAAGTTAAATATAAGTTAACAGCATTAGATCGTTGTGATCGTTGCGATGCACAAGCCTATGTAAGTGCAAGCGGGGTATCTGGAGAATTACTATTCTGTGGACATCACTATAAGAAAGTAGAAGATTCTATTAAAGAATGGGCTTTTAAGATAATTGATGAAAGAGAAAAACTGATCGAGAACCGTTTGACAGGATCAGAGAATTAGGATATAATAGACTAGTCTTGTTTAAGTTAAAGTATATAAAGACTTTCTTAGACGATAAACTGAGAGTCAGCCCTCACCACCACACACCACAGGGGTTGGCTCTCTCCTCATTTTAGAGGAAATGTTTTACAATAGCAATAATTGCGAGGGTGGTCCAAAGAATATTAAACCAAATCAATGTAGGAATAGTTTTCTTAGTAGAAGACCATACTAGTCCCATACTAGAGATGGCAGCAAATATATAAAACCACCATACCTGAATACCAAATAGTAAGCCAGGAAATATAATCATGGCTTTTACTACAAATGCAAAAAATTCTACAGTATTGGCTTTATTCCAATATTTTAAATGTCCCATGGTCTTAATGGCTTCCAACCATTCCATGTGACGTGCTACTTTTTTCTTAGACATTGAATCTCCTTCTGTCATATCCGTATTTTGTAATCATAGGTGCAACTTGTTCAAATCCATTTGGATCAGTTGGTAAGAAGTGACCCTCTACAATGCGATTAAAGTAGTTAAATGCGGCACAAACTGCGATGGCATCCTTTAACTCATCCTCGGTGATTCCAGAGTCTATAACAGCCCTAAAATCGCCATCTGTAAGGCTTGCAGGATCTAGTGTAAGTTTCCTGACATAATCAAATACATATTGTAATCTATGTCCGAAATATTCTCCTCTTAAAACTTTTGTAATTTCTTCAATAGACATTCCTTGTTCCTTAGTAAACTCAATATGAGAGTCGGCACAATAATCGCACTTGTTTAGCCTAGAGGTAAAGGCGGCGATAAGTTCTCGCTCGGCGGATGATAGGTGAGATGGTTCACGCAACACTTCTTCGGCGAGCACAAGTGAAGGCATATACTTCTTTGGATTTTCGTCAAATATATCAACAATGCTTTTAGCGTTTTTTAATGAACTAAATAATAACTTGTACATTTAGTACCTTTCTTTAAGTCGGGCGACATTATGTCGGCGAAACAAGTATACCATCTCCCCTTGCATCTATCAAATATCTACGATATTATTGATGCTTATTGGAGAATATTCTTCCTATTTGACATCTTATATAAACCTGTGTATAATTGGGGGGGAAAGGGGGGGCAATAAACTATCAAAAGAAAAAAACAAAGAAAACAAGATAAGCCCCTAAATCCCCAATACTAATAAAATCAAAATAACCAGGGTATATAACAGTTTTTTATAAATATACATATCCAGAATATAAGGCTAGTCCTTATTTATCATATAAGCCAGAATAAGATTAATATATATACTGGAGATCTATTGGATATTATTTTATATGCCCCGATTTTTTAGATCTTTTAATACAAATCTTACATTGAGATCTATAACCATCATTGGATTTATCATATTTATCAAAATCTGAAATATTTTTTATTTCTAGACACCATATACATTTTCTAGTATTGGATTTATTCATATATATATTATAGCCAGGATATCTATATACCCCGAAAAATTAGCAATTACAAGGATTACATTCGCATGGATTACATTTGCAGTCGTTCATATATCTTCTCCTTAATTTAGATACCCCCTGCGTTCCTTTATAGGGTAGAGGCAGAGGGTATGGTCCGTGCTAGACGGAGAGTTCTTAGAGAGCGTATCCCTTACAAGATCTCGGTACAACTATTATAGATCCATTTTTAACAAAATCTGAATTTTTGTCTGATTTGCATGATACGTAATTAAAAATGGCTCACCTAAATAATTAGTGAGCACATTTTATATTTTAGAATTAAATAAAATCTTCATTCTTGAGGCAAGGAAAGATGACCTCTACATCTGGCGTGAGTTCATCCTCTACCCATCCACCATTGTTATAGATAGCAGTCATGGCTCTATCTACATCTATACCCTCGCCATATAGGAACTGTGTAGCAAGGATATCGGCTGTGTATTTATCAACGCAACCTTTCTTGTCATACTTATTCCATACCCCTACTAGTAGCAGGGTCATGATGATTGTGTATGTGATGACTACTACATACTTACCTCGTTGGGTTAGTCTCATTAGTTCACACTCGCAACATAGGCACAGAATACCCATGTGGTTACTAGGGCTATGGCTAGCCATGTCTCGTCATGTGCGTAACGCACTCTGTCTACTACATTGGACACATGATACTTTGTATTGTATAGTGCGTCAGATAATGCATACTTGATATTCTGTATCATGTAATATCTCTTTGAGTATAGATACATCTTATTTACTTACCTTTCTTTTATTTGTTAGTGTAGCATAGTAGCAGTCGTAGCACAAGAACGACACCTCATGCAGTCTTTCACTATGGCACATCTTAGTTATAGAGACACCACATGTCTCACAATCAAATCTAATATCTACTATCTGTATCTTATTCATTTTTATTACCTTTCTAGTAATTCTCTGTGAGGTTAGTTTATTCGCTAGGCTCATACCCTTTTGGGTCTTATTTGCTAGGCTCACCTAACCTCTTTCTATACTTCTAATATATAGGGGGGGTCTGACAAAATCAACTCGACACGCCGTGTTGCGTTACACTTTCTTTTGTGAGATACATCACACGGAAACGTACGTCCTGTGGATAACTTGTGAATGATCAGTGATCTCTGGCTTATTTGCTAGGGCTCATCCCTTTCGGGCTTATTTGCCTAGGCTCATCCAGAGACTAAATCTTTAGGCTATTCGCCTCTCCAGAACTTATAGAACTGGTCGTAATCAGGCTCAACGCCTTCTGGAAGTTCAGACTCCCAAGCCTCTAGGGCTTCAACGTATCCTCTCATTTGGATACCTCCTTAATTTCTATCTATACTTTAATCATAAATGAGGGGTCTGACAAAAACAGGGCGACACGCCGTGTCTGCGTTGTAAAATCTTTTGTGAGATACATCACACGGAAACGTACGGCGTTATCCACAGGATATGCACAAATTGTGGATAACTAATGTGACTAACCTCACAAAAAAAGTTTTCGACACGCCGACCCCAAAGCCATAAAATGTCAGACCCCCATGCTAGGATTTTTATATAAGATAAAAAGTTAGGATATAAAAATGGGTTATATAGAAATAGTAGATATAGATAATGACGGCGTGTCCGTTACAGATTTGTCAGAGGCTTCTGATATTGTAAGACTAGAATTGTGGTTAGCACTACAAAATGAAATGAAAGGAAATAAATAATGAATAAGTATGACAAAATAGATTTAATTCATAGTGAGTTAAATGCTGAATATGGTGATAGTGTAATGGCTGACTATGCACTACTTGG